ACCCGCCGGCCACGGCTGAAACGACCCAAGGCCCGCGGCAACATCCTCACGTTGACGATCCGGCACCGGCGGGGGCAGACCAACGAGAACGTCCTCAAACAGGTCGAGCAGATCGTCAGCACCCTTGGCGGTAAGGAGTGGGGGATAGCCCAGCCCGACCTGCAGACGGTCGTGATCGAGGCCGTGATGCGCGACGAGCTGCGGTGGCCGGTGTGGGCGAAGATGCCAACCAAGGTCAGCGACGAGGTGGGCGTGGTCGATCTGGGCCGCCGCCAGGACGGGCAACGTTTCACCCTTGCCCTACGCGGCCAACACACGTTGATCGTTGGGGTGACCGGGTCGGGGAAGGGGTCGTTCCTTGGCGGTGCCCTCGCACAGCTTGGCCCGAGCATCGCCGCTGGCACTTGCCGAGCCCACGCGGTCGACCTCAAAGGCGGCGTCGAGTTCGGCCCGATGGCGGGACTGTTCAGCAGTACCGCCTACACCGCGGCCGACGCCGTGGCCCTGCTCAACCGCCTCAAGTCCATCAAGGTCCAGCGGGAGCAGGAACTGCGCGCCACCCACAGCCGCCTCCACGTCCCCACACCAGACAGCCCGTTGCACGTCCTCGCCATCGACGAACTGGCGGCGTTCGCTTACGACGGCACACCAGCGGGGAAGAAGCTGGCGGCGGAGTTCGGCGGGTTGCTCGGGTTGTTCCTGACCCAAGGCCGGGCGTTAGGGATCTCGGTGATCGCGGCGCAGCAGGACCCCCGGAAGGACGTGTTGACGTTGCGGGAACGGTTCACCCAGACCGTTTGCTTGCGGACGGCGAACGCCGAGGAGACGACGATGGTCCTTGGGCGGGGACACCACATCGCGGCGCACCTGATCGACGAGCGGGCGCCGGGCACGGCGTACGTTGTGTTGGAGGACCGGCGGGTCGTGAAGGTCCGCGCGGACTACTACCCGGATGGGTTGCTGGTCGCGGTCGGGCAGCGGTTCCGGCCGGTGGCGCAGGACGCGCCGCGGCAGGCGGCGGTCGCCATGGCGAAGACCTAGCGGGGGCACAGGTGTGGCGCCAGTGGTGCGCGGGCGGCCTTCCGCGGGGGCTGGTTGGGTGCGACACGCCTGCTGGGTTGCGCGTCCCCCGATGCCCTTGGCTGTCGAGTTACGCTCGACAAGGAAGCGAGGCACGAGTTGGATTGGCGAAAGCGTAAAACCGGCGGGCTAAGCACTCTTGGGCGCACGTAGCAAGGACAGTAGCGGGACGCAGAAACAGCGGGCCAACACCGCAAGGGTGCTGGCCCGCAGTCAATGCCCTGGGGTTCTTCTCCGTCTCTGTGTTTCAGATCGACTTGGCTGTTAGTGGTTAGGTCAGCGATCGCGCCATGACGGTCCAGACCGAAGTCCCCCGACCGTTCGCTCATGAGCTGGGCTGAGTGCGGGATCGCCGTGTAGCGGCAGCGACGGGTTGGCTTCGAGCAAGTACGCAAGTTCACGCAGGCTTTGGATGTATCTGGCCCGTGCGAGGGCTTGGGCGTCTGCAGCACGGGGCGTCTCTGTTAGTTCTGTGTTGTGTTGGATCGTTCCGCGACGTGACTGAGAAGCTGAAGGACTGTCCATGGGATGGCGAAGTTCGTAGATCATGACTTCGGTTCGGGCGTTCTTGTCGTATCCGCGCCGACCTGACACCTCTTCGACCTGCACGTCATCAGCCCACGCGACGCCGTTGAGTCCATCGCAGATGAGTTTGATTAGGTTGTCCACGTCGCGGCGCTGATGGGTGGATGCGAAGAACACTGCCGAGACTCCGTATGTGACGTCGTTCCTGATCTCGTGACCGGGGGCAGACTGCCGGAAGGCTAGTGCAACCAGAGCCTCGGCCGCACTGGCCTTCTTTGGGTTGTATGCATGGCCCTTGCCGCGACTGGTGTACTGGTGTCGGGGCTTCGGCACAGGCTCACCATCAACAGTGAACCGGGCGATGACACGGACCTTGTGGAGTTCTCTAGTGAGCCCGAAGTAGGCAGCGTCATCGCCATAGTGGATGCGAAAATCGTTGGTGGAGAGCGCCATTCCAGGGATTGAACACGTACGCTCGGTCATATCGACCCTTCCCGGTCGGTCACGCCCCCGGAATCCTGACAGATTCGCGGGGGTTTCGTGCTCATAGCATAGCGAAAACGGCCCTCCCGCGCTCCTTGTGTCTGACGACACGAAGAGAACAGGAGGGCCGGCGCTGCTGCTCGACCGGCCGGGACAGGGGCTACGTGACGGCCCGCCCAATCCTCGCGTCGAGAGTGACGGGGATGAGGCGGGCCGCTGCCCGGGAAGGGCCACCAACGCGGGCAGAACAGGGGGCTACTGGAAAGCGGGGATGACCTCGACCCTGTGGCCGTCGTCCAGGGCAGAGGCGGGACCGGCGACAACGACCCCGGCCGAGTCGACCTGCGCGACCACATTGGCGACAGCGGTCACCTGACCGCGCACATAGAACTGGACGCCGGCCTGTAGCGCGGCGACGAGCAGGACCAGGAACGCTGCGGTGTCCTTGCCGATGACATCACCAAGGGCTGAGCCTGCGGTGAGGATCTGCAGGAACGCGAGCGCGGACATGACAAGCAAGACCGGCTCGGCGTTGGCGCGAGGGGTGGACTGCATCAGCTGGCCTTGCCCAGTGCGGCCAGGACCTGCTGCAGGGTGGCTTCGATCTTGGTCAGCCGCGCCAGTTCTTCACGGCCCTGGGTGGCTTTGAGGTTGCTGAGGATGAACTGGTCGTGGGCGTCCATGCGGCCCTCGATCCAGGCCTGGGCTTCTTTGCTGAGCATGTCATCCTCCGATGGTGCGGGTGGTGGTGCGGGTGGTTTGGTCTTGGCTGCCGCGACTGGCATCCCGGCCTGAACCCACGCGTACAAGGCGTCGCCAGGGCAGGAGGTGGCGAACAGGTCGCGGTGCCCGAGGACCTTGGGTCCGGCGCCTGCGTCGCGGCACAGCTGGACGGCTTCGCGTAGGCCGGTCAGCAGCGCCGGGGTTGGGGTGTCGTCCGGGCCGGTGAGGGCGCACACGGCGTAGAAGTCGAGGTTGGCCTGTGTGGTGCCGTTGGCGGCTGAGCCTTTGCTGAGGCCGCGTCCCTCGAACACGCTGCCGTGCTGGCAGACGAGCAGGTTGTACGCCACGTCGGCGTATCCGCGGGTGTCCTGGTGGAACCGTTGGATGTTGGCGACGGTGCCGGCGCACAGGTCGTGGGCTTGGTTGCCGACGTTCGCTGCGGCGTAGTGAATCGCGACGCCGATGGGGTGCGCGCTGATGTTGTTGCCAGTGCTTTGCGCTGCGCGCGCACCCCACGTTTGGCGGCCGATGATGCTCAAGGAGTCGGGTCAACCTCCGGGGTGGGGTCGTTGTCGATGTCCTCGTCCTCGGGCTCGGGCACTTCGGGCACTTCGGGCACAGGTGCTTCCTGCGGCTCAGGCTCGATGGGCGCTGGGGTGGTGGGCTGTTCGGACATGGCGGGTTCCCTTCGTTGGTGTTGCCGGTGTTGTTGGACTTGCAGATGACACCGCCCACCTCCATGCAGGAGGACGAAGGCAGGCGGTGGGCTCAGTGGAGGACGCGGACCACGACGGCGGCCGCCAATGCCGCACCGGTCAGGACACCCGCGGCCAGGACCAGCAGCAAACAGCGATCCGCGGTCATCGCAGAGCCAGGTACAACGTCACAGCGATAGCGATAGACCCCATGAAAACCGTCCCCATGATCCCCAAAGCGGCAACACCAATACCGACCCACAAACCCCAGCTGGCACCAGCAGCACGAGTCTCGACCACCTGATCCCGGCCGCCGGCAATAGTCCACTGCGACTGCCGAAGGTCCCCGATGTCCTTGCGGATCGGGTCGGTCTCAGCCTTCAGGGCGACCCCTTGCGCGTCCTTGGCTGCGTTCACCTGACCGGCCAGTGTTGAAGCGCGGTTCTCTGCTGCGGTGTTGGCCACAGCGACTGCCCCGACGTCCACGGCGCGGATGGCGTCGATGCGCTGCGACTCGGCTTCACGGAGTTCCTTGTCGTGCTGCCGTTCTGCACGCCGGAACTCTTTGTCGTACTCACGCTCGGCTACGTGTAGCTCCCTGTTGTGCTCTTCCCTTACTTCCGTGATCTCACGTATGTGACGGTTGTCCTTTTCGCGGAGGTCGTCCTGTCGTTTGTTCTGCAGTTCGATGAGATCCTGCACGTTCTTTGTCGGGTCGACAACGGGTCTTCCTACTGCGTCTACGCCGGGGCCTGGGCTGTTTGGTACGTCGGGCATGGTGGCCTCCTCTCCGGGGTGTCGCGGGGGCGGGGGTTTTGCGGTGGCCTGAGGCCGGTCAGGGCGTCAAAGCGGGACGGGACAAAGCCGTGGACTTTAGTTGTGGGGTCAGGTGAGCGCCGCGTAGGGCAGTAGGTGGGCGTTCGTGGCCGTGATGGTCCCGGCGAGGGCGGTCGCTGGAAGGTCGGCAAGGCTGGAGAGGGTGCCGCCCATACGCGGAGCCACAGCGGCTTCGCTACCGAAGGACACCGACTGTCCGTAGATGAACGGGAGGATCGAGGCCACCACGAGAAGCCCGAGGGCGTACCGCCCGCCAGCGGCCAGCGGCGTGGCCACTGAGAGGGGCGGGGTGTAGGTGGCGAACGTCCCCGCGAACAGCGCAACGTCGTTGGCTGTTGAGCCGACCAGGGCCAGGTCCCCATTGCTGGCCACGGAGTAGATCCCGACACGGACCAATGTTGGTGTGCCGCTGGCGGTGCCAGCGGACATCATCCGCAACGCCGTGACGGACGCGGTTTTGCGGGCGGTGAAGTAGGTCAGGAGCAGCCGCCCGGTCGCGCCCGAGCTGATGCTGGCGCTGTTGATGAGCCTGCGGGAGAACACTTCCTGACCTGTCGTGATCGCGTCGGCGGTGTTCTCCGCGCCGATCCCGTTGATGCGGATGTTGTTGTCCGCGACTGCGGTGCCGACGTAGAAGTGCTCCGCGACGCCTTGACTGTCGATCTTCAAGTCAATCTCGTTGGCGAACGCGCCGCCTTGCACGATCAGCCCATAGTCCTGGGTGGTGCGCTGGTTGCCGCTGACGCACCCGGTCAGGTGGTTACGTTGGGCCAGGTTGTCGATCATGAAGCCTGAGAAGGTGCTACCCGCGAAGATGGCGTTGGAGTCGGCCAGGCAGCCGACGAGCATGTTGGAGAAGCAGAGGTTGCCGACGAGCACGAAACCGTAGCGCCGGTTGTCCTGCGCCTCGCAGCCGATGAACTTACAGCGGGGCGCATACGTGATGTAGAAACCGTCTGCCACGTCGCCGGTCCCGGTCATCCGTTCACCGCTGGAGAACGACTTGCAGGAGATGAACTGGTTGTTGCCCCCGGCGACGTACCAGCCCGCGAGGCCCGAGGTCGCGGCGGTGCAGTCGGTGAAGAAGTTGTCGGTGCCGGTGATGTTGAATCCGTGCCCGTAAGACAGTTTCGCGTGGCAGTTGAAGAACCGAACCTCGCGGCAGCCCTGCGTGATCTGCCATGCGTCCCCGGCGCTGTTCTCTACGAACACGTTCTGGAATGAGTGGTAGGGGTCGGAGAAGCCGTAAACCCCTGCGGTGTTGTCGATGACGATGGTGTCGCCGGATGAGTTGCCTGCCCGGTTGCCGTTGACTCGCAGGTCGCGGATGGAAACCTGTTCGGTGTTCACATCGGCTAGGACGATGAAGTCGGCGTTGGTCCCGGTGCGGTGCTTGAGGGTGCTCGCCATCCAGTTAGACCCGAGCAGTGCGACGCGGGACTTGAGGGTGAGGCGGGTGGCTGCGAAGGTGCCTCGTGGGAAGAACACGGTTCCGCCACCGGCTGCGAATGCTGCGTCGATGGCGGCTTGGATCGCGGCGGTGTCGTTGGCTACCCCGTCGCCTATCGCGCCGTACTCGGGTGAGGTCACGTCGGCCCAGAAGCGCCGCGCAAAGGTGGAATTCAGTTGTGTCCTGGTCGCGCTGGCCGAGTTACCCACGACGGCAGCCATCGCACTATCCGCAGGCGCCCCGACCAGGGCCGCGGACTGCGCCGCGGAAGCGGCCGAGGCTGCTGCGGAGGCTGCCGAAGCAGCCGCCTCGTTGATGAATACTGCCCCGCCGGTGCTGATCTCCACCGGCACGACGCTGGCCAGGTCCAGCACCTGCGAGGCGGCAGGGGAGTTGAAGGCAAAGCTTTGGATCTTCGCGCCGACAACACTTGAGAAGTCGACAGTCCACGACCAATCGGCCGGCGCGATAAGCGGGTTCTTCGGGTCGACCAGAGTGACCGAGAAACTTCCGTCCGCGGCCAACGCGACCGGGACCGGGTCAACGACCACGATCAGCGGCGGAACAGCGGTCGCCAAGGTGATTCGCCCACCAGACAACAACTCACCGCTGTACCCACGTTTGCCGATCTCCGGCTTGAACGTGACCTGACCGCTCAGTGCGACACTGTCCGGGTTGACCCCGGCGTCGGCGGTGTCGGCGACGGCCTTGGTCAGTTTCCCCGAGACCGTGAGGTAGGTAATACCTGCTGGCAGATCAGCCATGTTGCGCTCTCCTCAGTAACTTTCGGTGCTGGCACCGGACGCCGCGAACGCGACCGCCGTATAGGTGGTGGTCCCTGCTCCCGGCATCAGGTCCGTGAACTCACTGTTCGGGACCAGGTTGGCCGCGACGCGGACCTTCGACCCGTCAGGGCTCGTCCGGTGCAGGTCGCACACGAGGGTGTCGGCGAACCCGGCAGACCCGGGCGGGTTGGTGATGGTCACGACCACCTCAGGGCGGCCCGGGACCTGACCCAGAACCAGCAGCGGGACCATCGGTGGGGCGAACTGCCCAACGACGGCCACCGAAGCCCACGCCGACCAGTTGCCGGCGTACAGGAAAGAGACCCGCAGGTAGTCGGTGCGCCCCATCGACGCGTCCAACGGGACCAGGGCGTTCTGCGCGGTGCTAGTGACCTGGCCGCTGTCGTAGTACACGGTCCCGGTGCCGTCCGCCGCCGAGCCGCGCTGAACCCGGTACGCGTCCTGCGTGAACCCGCCCGCAGGTAGCGTCCACGCCAACGCGACCGGGGTGGAGAACTGGTCGCTGGCCGGCGTGGGCGCGGTGATCGTCGGCGCCGGGACGGACGCGATCGTGGTCGTGAACCTGCTCGAACTCCACGGCGACTGCGCGGGGAGCTTGTCGAACGTGGAGACCTGCCACTCGTACTGGAAACCGACAGTCCAGGTAGCGCCCGGCAGGGTGTAGGACGGGGCAGTGGTGGCCGCGTTGGTGATGGTCGTCCACACCGCGTCGCCGGCCTTCTTGTACCGGAAGTCCGCCCTGGTCTGCGCGTCACCAATATCAGGGTCGTTGAACGCCCAACCGAACACGTTGGGTCCGGTGCTGATGATGGACCCGTTGTTAGCCGGGCCAGTCAGGGTCGGCGCCAACGGTGGGCTGTTGACCGCGGTAATGACGACCTGCCCCGCGCCGACCCGCACACCAACGTACGACAGTTTGCCGGTCAGGACGTTGGACAGGAAACCCGACCCGCCACCGCCACCACCGCCAGCAACGTTGGAACCGGTGGCGCCCCGGCCACCCCAGTACCCGCCGCCGCCGCCGCCACCGCCGAAGGAACCACCGAAGGTCGCGACACCACCAGAGCCGGGGGCGTTGCCGCTGGTCTGGGTGCCGCCGGAGTTGCCGTACCCACCACCAACACCGTCGCTGCCGGTAGCACCAGTGGCGCCGCCACCACCACCACCGCTGCCGCCGTAGTTCGCGGACCCACCACCACGGCCACCACCACCACCAGCGACGATGACCCGGTCGCTCATGGCCTGCCCGGCGAGGCGGACATCGGACGCCCCGCCGCCACCGCCACCCTCCCAGGCTGTGCCCGCGGCGCCGTTACCGCCGCCGTGCCAGCCACCCGCGGAGGTAGAGGTCGTGCCCCCGACGTAAACCCACAACACGGTCCCGGGGGAGACGACAAGCTTGCCTACGGACCGCCCACCCTTGCTCGGGGTCGTACCGCAACCCGCCGCGCCCGAGACGTCCAACGTCACGTAGGAGCATCCAGCCGGGACGATGTACTGCTGAGCGGCGCCGGTGTAGACCAGCGTCGTGACGGTCATGCCGGCCCCAGGAGAAGCGCGGTGCCATTGGCCAGAGGAATGGTCGTCACGTCATCCCCTTGAGCTGGCTGGTACTTCGCGTCCTTGATGGTCACTGCGTCGAAGGTGACCCCGGCCACGCGGACGGTCAGCTTCTCCGGTTCGGGTTCGCCCTTGCCGACCTTGCGGTCCTTGGCCGGCGCCGTCAGGACGGTAGCCCGGTCAGCCATCTACGCCACCTTCCCGAGGGCAAGCAACTGCTTGCCAAGCTTGATCACGGCAACCCGATCATTGACGACTGCGACGTAAGCCCCAAGAGGCACCGCCGGGGTGGCAGTGTCTGCGGAGTCGAGCCGCACCAGCAGCGACGGAGCAACCTGCGTCACGGTCCCACGCTCACCCTGCGTCATACGGATTCCAGGACGAGGTCTGCGTCGTCGCCATCAAGGGGCAACGACCAAGAACGGGCGAGCACCTGACGGGTCTCACCCAAGCCCGGGTCGGTGTACTGGTAGCGGTCGGCGTGCCACATGGCCGGCAGCGGCGACGTCTTGACCGTGATGACCTCGCTGGTCCGGCGCGCGGCAGCAAACAACCGGTCACCCTGGACAACCAGCGACGCCTGGTCCACCGCGTCGAGGTAAACCACCGGAGCCTTCACGGTCCGCCCAACCGAGTCGATCGAAGACGGGCCGGCCGATTGGTTAGTCACGGTATACCTGCCAAGGCCCTCCACCGGGGCGCCGCCCGGGTTGTCGTTGCGAACAAACCTCATCCAGTTCGGGACGTTCCACAGGTCCCCAACGACGTTGCGCTTCTCGGCAACGATCCCGGTCACCAGGTCGCCCACGTCGAGGCTGAACTCGCTCGGCCTCAACGAAGGCAAGGTGTACGGTCCGCTACGAAAAGCGCCATTCCAGTCACACCAGATCCCGCGGTACCCGATGCAAGCCAACAGGTCGTTGACCACGCCGATCCAAGTCGGTGACTCGCTGCTGGTTTGCGGCCAGGTCATCGCCGTCGCCAACGTCTTGCCCGCCGCGGAGGTGTCCAGCAGGACTGGGGCTGTTATGCCGGCCGCGGTCAGCACGGTCCGGACCTCGGTCAGGACCTCCACCGCACCGGGGCCGACCGTGTAGGAGTCACCGATGCTGCCGAGAAGAACCAGCTGGTCGTAGCCCACGACGGAATGTGTCTCTGGCGTCTCACCGATCTGGCGGTCCGGGGTGACCATGACAAACACGCCAAGGTTGAACCGCACGTTACTCACGCCAGCGGTGAGGCTGGACAGCAACTGGTAGGGGCGTACGCGATCTTTGCCCCAAGCAAGCGTCCGGGAGATGGTCAGGTCGAGGGTCGAATGAACATTCGCGAGATTGTCGTGACTGACCTTCCCGCCGGACACGTCGGCACTGATGTCCTCGACCAACGCCAGGGACGGAGTCAGGATTTCCGCACCGAAGTCCACGGCCAGGTCCGGCGCGGCCAGCAGTGCGGTGATCTGCGCCGTAGTGAAACCTTCGCGGGGTGCCGCGGTCAGCGGCTGCACCTACGTGCCCTCAATGAAGGTCGTCTCCACAAACGTCAGACTGGCGCTATGCAACGTTCCGTCCGGGTCCCAGAAGTCCTCAACGTCAAGGCTCAGGAACGTGCCGAAGACACGCCTACCCTCACCGTCACGCAGCAACAGCACCCGGCCCGCCCACGACTCCAGCAGGACGAGGTCGACGTCAGAGAGCAGCTGCAACGTCAGGCCGAACGTGTTCGACCGGCTCGCCGAGGTGATGACCCGGCGGCGCCCGCCCGCGTAGAACCTCACGGCGCCCTCGAGGTCGGGGTTGGATCCACGCTCGGGGAACGACGCGTGGACGCTAACTGCCGGGGTGGTGACGTCGGTCAGCCACGCATCCTCGAAGACCACATCAATGGTGGCCATCAGGCGCCGGCCATCTGGCGTTGCATGGTCTGGATGGTCCGGGCCTGCCTGTCGAGCTCAGCGCCGATCCGGTCACCCAACGCTTGAATATCGGCCGACGTCGCACCACTACCAGCCCCGCCCACCGCACCGGCACGCTCGGCGCTGGAGGCGAAGTCCAGGCTGCCGACACGGGGGACTAGCGACCCAGTCAGGCGGCTCAGCGACCTCTCCACTGAGCCGTACTGATCCTCAAGCCCGAGGACGAAACCGCCAACGACCGCTTGCCCTGAAGGTCTCAGGATCTTCCGGTCCAGGCTCATCGGCCCTTTCCAGTCGGGCAGAAGATCGGTCAAACCCGACAGTGTGGCCTTGACCTCTTCGAACTTCGACGTGATGCCACTAATCAGACCCTGGATGATGCTTGACCCCACGCCCGACAGCAGCGACCCGAGATTTCCGATCGCGCTGAGGATCCGACCCGGGATGCTGCCGACGAACGAGACCAGTTCGCCAGCCTTCGTCGAGACAGCGGTCTTGATGCCGTCCCACGCGGAAGATATGACGGACTTCATCCCCGACCAAGCCGTTGAGAGCGCCAACTTCATCACGGTCCACGCCCCAGACATCACACCCTTGATGACAGTCAACGCCGCGGACACGATGCTCTTGATGAGGTCCCACGCGCTGGACAGGATCGTCTTGACCCCGGCCCAGGCACCAGCCCAGTCGCCCTTGATGACCGATGTGACGGTCTTGATGACGGCCTGGATGACCCGCAGCGCGGCACCGATGACGACGAGGATCTTGGACCAGACCCCGGCGATGAAGTTCATGATGTCGCCGCCCCAACGTTTCCAGACGAAGGCGATGACGGTGGTAACCCGCTGGATCACAGCCTGGATCAGGCCCATGACCGAGACGATGACTTGCCCGATCTGGGCGAAGATGGCGCGGATCGTGGGGATCATCGGGCGGATACGGGCCATCATCCCGGTCACGAACGCGACCACGATCGGCAACGCCACAGCGATGAAGCCGCGTATCGCGGTCACGATCGCCATGACTGCGGGCACGACCTGACCGCGGAAGAAGGTGACCAGCCCGCCGAAGGACGCGGTGATCGCAGACGGGCCACCGTTGGACTGGAACGACGCGAAGAGCCCTTGCACCGCGGGCACGACGGTGCCTGTGATGAACGCGACGGCGTCACGGGCGAAAACGCCGATCTGCTCGAACATCCCCACGATGCCGTCCGAGGTAACGTCGCCGTCTTGGAAGGCCAGGAACATCGCCTTGAACCCGTTGATGACGTCCTTGATCACCTGCCCGACAATCCGCATCGGACCGACGAGCTTGCCTGAGTTCCCGAAGATGTTGTCGACGATCTCCCCGAACGACTGCGCCCCGTCAGCACCGTCCTCAAACAGGAACTTGAACGCGTCGCCAAGCTTCCCAACCGCAGGCCCGACATTGGTCGTCAAGAACCCGAAGAACTCGCCAGCCTTACCGAGGATGACGTCGAGGATCGGCAGCAGCGCGGTACCGATGGACTCCTTGAAGTTGCCGAACGTCGTCGAGAACTTCTCCCCGGCAGTGGCCGACGCGGCCGCAGCACCGCCGAACTCCTTACCCAGCTCAGCCAGGATGATCTTCTGCGCACCGAGAGTGTCCCCGCTCTTGACCATCGTCTTGATCTGCGCCTTCTGCTGCGCAGTGAACGACACACCAACCCGCGACAGCGCACCAACACCCTTGATCGGGTCGTTGAGCGCCTTACCGAGCTGGATCGCCGACGACTTCGCATCGGTACCCATGACGGCGCCCATGTCGGCGCTGATCGCAGTGGCCTGACTGAATATGTCGTTGCCCTTGCCGACCTCGTTGCGGACACCCGTGAACGTCAGCAGAAGGTTCGACGCGGACTGGATCGCCTCGTCGTCGATGCCCGTCTTGTTGCTGATCGACGTGGCCAGGTCGCCGACCTGACCGGCAGTGATCTTCGCCGCACTACCCGTGGTCTTGATGACCTGCTCGGTCAGCGCTCCGACCTTCTGGGACTCACGGGCCTCGCCGACCGCGTCCTTGAGGAAGTCACCGACGACCATCGCGCCGGCCATCGCGGCAAGCGGGCCGAAGATGCTTCTACCCATCCCGGCCATGCCAGCGCCGAGGCCGAGGCCCATGCGACGCCCCGATGACCTCCCGACTCGATCGACGTCGCCGCCGATCTGCGACTCGATGTCATTGCCGAACCCACGCGCCGAAGCCTTGAGGGAAATGAACGCAGACGCGACTTCGGCCACGGGTCAGCCTCCCTCAGTGATCTCAGCTTTGAGTGCGCGGAACTGCGCGACGGTCATCGACGTGCCACGCCCGGTGTGCTTCGGACGTTCATCCCACGGGCGCGGGTACGGCTTCGGTTTCCGCTTCGACTTGCTCGTGTGCTGCAGGTCGTACAGGTCCCGCAACGTGATGTCCGTCCGGCTGACCGGGTGCGCCCAACCACCCAACGCGGTTGCGACCTGAGACGACGGATCACCGGCCAGGACCGTGGTGAGCCGGATCGCCTCGCCATACGACATCGACCTGCCGACGTGCGCGAGCGGGAGATGGAACCGTGTCCGCCAGTCGTACTCGAACGCTGCGCGGTGCTCCTCGATCAGGTCGAGGAGCCCGAAGGTTCCCCCAAGGTCGCCCCGGTGCGGTCGTTGTAAGCCGACTGCCAAGCTTGGAACATGTCGGTCAGGTCATTGACGTCGAGTTCATCCACGGCGTCGGCCTGTCCGGGGATCAGCGCTTCGAGCATCGCGAACATGCCATTGACGTCGAGGTTCGTGTCGCTCATCGACCGCAGAACCTTGACCTTAATCCGCAAAGGGATCTCGATGTCGACACCCTCGTCGGATGTCCATGTGAAGGTCTTGCCGTCGACCTTGGCGCGGTGATCCTGCGGTTGCTTCTTCGCTGGGGGCATGACGGGTCCTTACTGTTGGCGCGGATGAGTGGCGCGGATAGATAGTGAACCGCTCGACCCGTCCGCGCCGGGCAGGCCGAGCGGCGAACAGGGGCTAAGGCGTCTTGAGCGCGGTGTCGAATATGACCGGCGACGTGTACGCCGTGATCTCAACCTCGAACGCGACAGGCTCCCCGTTCGCGAACTTCACAGCACCCAACGACGTCAGCTCAGACTCGGCGACATACTCACGGCGCAGGTTCGCGCCGTCGATCACATCCAGCACACCCGACTTGCGGCCACCGGTCGCGGCAGGGTCAGCGGTGTACGTGCCCTCACTGACGGACTGGGTGACGGTGACACCGTAGGCGAACTCGATGGCTGCCTTCGTCGTCTCGATCAGGGTGAATTTGTAAACTGTCTTGGCTTCTGTCACCACCGTGCGGACGATCTTCGAGTTCTGCCAGGCCTTGATGTCGTCGGTGCTTCGCTCGGGAGTCACCTCGACACCGTCGTCGCTGATGTAGCCGAGGCCGGTGAACCCGGTCAGGGCCGATACTGCGGACGTCGGCGCGGCTGCGGCGAGTGCCCCTGTGGACCACTCCCCGCTCACGCCAACCCGGACCTTGCTCGCTGTCAACGCCATGGCGGATCAACTGCCTTTCAGTTTGGCGAACGTGGCCGCCGATGGGGTGGTGCGGGTTACTTGGTGGTGCTGGCCTTCGGCTTGTCCTCGGGCTCAACCCAACCGGAGTCCTTGAACATCGGCGCACGGTCGGCCTCGACCTCGATCGTGTTGTCCGGGTCGTCGGGGTGGGTGAGCTTTACCAGTGATGCCATTGCGTTTCTCCTTAGATGAGGTCAGTGCCCTTAACCACAAGTTCGTAGGTCAAATAGCGACGTGGCGCGACGTCTGCGATGGGCGACGGCCCCGACAGTTCAGTGACCTTGCAGATCGGTGAACCGTCAGGGACTGCCCAGATCAGCGCACGGACCAGGCGGGCAAGGTCAGACACGTCCTGCTCCGTCGCGGCCCACACGTTGACCCCGACCCGGGCAGCCTCACGGGCCACGTCCAGCCGAGGCCCACCATCCCTACGGACCGTCACCAGGCGGACAGGGCGAGGGTTCGGGGTAACGTGGTCAACCTTCACGCCGGTCACGTAAGGCTCCGTGCGGGCATTGAGCGCCGTGCGCAGGAAACCGGTCAGGATCAGCTCGACGTCGGGGAACGCGACCAGGGGGAGCATCAGGCGCCACCAGCCGCATCGAGGCTCCGCGCCATGTGTCCTGTTTTCGCCTCGACGGCCAGGCTGTGATCGGAGTCGGCGACCACCCGCACCACCGCCCGATCCGTCGTGGCCTGCACGATGTGGATGCTCGCCTTGTGCGCGCCTGTCACGCTCGCCGCCGACGCGATGGCCTGCGCGAGAACCGGCTGCATCCGACGAGTCAGGTCAGCACGGACACCGGGATCGTTAAGGAGCGCCTTCATGCCAGCGCTGATGAGCTTCACCTTCGTCTTCGCCATGACCGGTTCACCTCGCAGACTTGATCGAAAGGACTTACCCTGCGGGAACCAACCAACAAGGGACCCGTCATGAACGAGCAAACAATCTGGGAAGGCCAATCCCAGACACTGACCGGCGCAGCCACCGGCGGCCGCGGCGCCGCGAAATACCGGCTGACCAACCTCTACCTGTACTTCGAGAAGGGCATCCTGCGCACCGACGCCCAACAGGTCCCCATCGCCGACGTAGGCGACATCGACGTGAAGGCGACGATGACCCAGAAGGCCCGCGGTGTAGGCGACGTCGTCATCCAGATCCACAGGCCCGGCCGGGCCGACGAGACGGTCACCATCGAGGCGATCCCCAAGCCGCGTGACGTGCAACGGGTCATCAACGACACCGCATTCGCGGCCCGGGCCACCCGTCAGCAGGCGACCAATACCCACACCTACCAGGGCGCCAACCCAATGCCGAGCACCCCGGTCGCGCCGGCTGCTCCACCGGCCAGTGACCCGATCGAGCAGATCCGCAAGCTCGGCGAACTACGCGACGCGGGCATCCTGTCCGAAGAGGAGTTCGCCGCGAAGAAAGAGGAGATCCTGTCCCGGATGTGACCTAGCCGGCCGTCCGCTGGGTCTGAACAACCAACCCGGGCCGCCACGACCCCAACCGCCAATCGGCCGCCTCGCCAAGGACGTCGTAATCCAGGCCGCGAACCCGGACCCGATTGCTCGGGGTGATGACCGACCCTGCCGGCATCCCGTCCTGCAGGTAGAGGGTCCAACCACTCGTGACGCTGTTGCGCGCGTCCTGCGTGGGCTCACCCGACGGGCGAGGCTCACACAGCACGTTGTCGACCGGCGTTTCGACCGGAGGTTTCGTCCAGTCCACGACCGGATCGCCCGAGTACGCATCCGGGTTCGTGGCCGGAACCCCGGTCAGGACGACGACACGCTCACCCGGCAACATCAGTCCGGGCCCGCCAAACTCAGGGTGTACGAACTACCCGAAGCGCACAGCCTCTGCAACTGCACGATCTCACTCGGCCAAAACATGCCCTTACGGACCTGCCGGGTATCGAGAGTCTGCCCGTAAGGCCCTGCCTGCTGAGACTGCAACGCGCCAGACCCAGCCTCATCCCATCGCAGAATCGCACCACGCAGGATCGCCTTCACCGCATCGCCGTAACCGAACGCAGCGTCGTCAATGCAAGGAGCCGCTAGCACAGCAAGCGCCGTGGCGTCGTTGATCATGCTCTGCGCTTTCACCTGGTCGATACCAGGGGAGAACGAAAGCAGGTCATCGACAATCAAGAACGGCATTCCGGCCTCCTCACGTATCCAGCCAGGAAATGGGCCACGGCGACTCCGGTCCAACCCGCTCGCCTACGCGCGGAACGGCCTGTCGATGAAGCAACGCAGCCCACCCCGCTCGAGTAGTTTCGGCTCGAGCCTGGCTGACCGGTGTCAGGTTGACCATGGAATCTTTGGCGTTACCCACCTGATCAAGGGGGAAGCCGGTGAACCTACGGCCGGGAAGGCGGCGACGGTTAAGCATGGCGGCACCTTCCCGGCATCACAGGTCAGAGACCAGGGGTCTCGGCTGCGTCACGCACAGCCTGAGCGGCCTTCGCGTCGGTCTCCGGCGTCGGCTTGCCCGACGTCACCCCATCCGCCGTGTAGTTCTCGTTGGGCGTGGGGTCAACCTCGACCCCACGGAACCCCTGCTCAGTCTCAACGTCCGCCACGGCCTGCGGGTCGGCCTTCGGCTCTTCGTCGCCCTTGGGTTTGTTCGGCATGATCAACCTCGCGATCTCTGTGTGATGGGTGTGAAAGTGTTGCTGATCCGGTCCGGCGGGACCGTCCCCGCGTTGTTCGCCGCCATGGTGTACGACTCCGACTCAGCGTCAGTCTCAGGAGACCAGCCGATGAAGCCGTACAGCGCACCAGCGTCGCCGCTGATCGTTGCGGTGATCGTGGCCGTCGCGGTGGCGTTCGCCGACAGGGTCGCGGCAGCACCAGAGGTGACAGACAGGATCGTTGCCGCGGCAGGGATGCCGGCCCCAGTGATGGGGCGGCCAGCGTCCTCCTCGTTGAACGTGTTTGCCGGAGCAGTGAGCCCGGCGGCCAGGTTCGTCGTACCAACCCCGGCAAGAGCGCGGCCCTCGGGCGACCTACCCGCAACCATCAGACAGTCAGTCGGGCGACCGGGTACCGGCTCGCCTCGACAGCCTGGTCGTAGTTGATCAGGTTCGCGACCTGCCAGCCGACGCGGAACGTGATGCGCAGCGCCGTCATGTCCTGCTGGGGCAGGTTGTAGATGATCGCGTTCGTGTTGTCCGTGATGACCGCCTGGTCGAGGATCTTCACGCTGATGTCCTGCCGGACACCAATGACGAACTGGGAGTAGTCGCCGACGAGCGCACGGACGTTCGTGCCCGCACCGCCACCAGTGGGCCACATGCCGCGCATCGCGTACTTCACCGGCAGGCCGTCGAGCTCGGTGAGCGTCCCGTTGGTTCGGCCAGCGTCAAGACGCTCACCCTGGGTACTGCGTGCGGTCCGAAGCTTGCCCTTCAGTGTCGTCGCCGCGACGATGCCGTCAGCCTCGAAACCGTCAGCGTCCAACAGCCCGTAGGCAGTGTCGACGTCACCGAAGTATCCGCCGGCAGCGGCCAGCGCACCTTCTGTGACGCTGTTGCCAGCGGCGAGGGCCGCCGCTGAGATGTTCGTCGGGAACGACGCGGGCGCGTTGGTCCCGAAGAAGATCGCAGAGTCCAGCGCCCGGTAGAAAGCCTCCACCAGGTATGGCATGGCCTCGTCCCAGACGTTGATCTCCACATCCGCCAGGACGTTGTCCGGGACCGGCATGATCGTGGCAAGCTCCTCGATGTTGAGGTACTTGTTCGTCCAGTTGACCTCAGTGGTCTGCTTCAGGCCGGTGTCGCCGTTGACCCAGTACGCGACTGGCAGGGCGGACAGGACCGGGAAGCGGGTCTGCGCGCGGCTGACCGGAACCCTGCGGAACAGGGACAGCGCAGCCGAGTCATCGGTCGCGCGGCGGATCATGTCCCGAGAAACTTCCTCGGGAATCAGCGACGCCGCATCGGTGCGACTGATGATGTTGTTGTACGGCATGAGTGACCTCCAAAGGTCGTTGATGTGCAGCGGGGCCAGTCATGCCGGACTGGTGCTGCGGTCTATCCGAGGCCGGCGGCCTGACGGATCAGTTTGTTCATATTCGTCGGGGTGCTCGCAGGAGTGCGACTGCCGAGGTCGAGATCCGGCACCGCGACCTTCGTGCTGGGTTTGAACGTCGCCAACAGGTCGTCAGCGTCAGCCTCTAGCTCCTCGCGGGTCGCCCCGATAAGGCGCTTTGCCTGAGCCGGCGTAAGGCCCTTCTCGGAAGCCACCTCTAGCCGTAGGGCGCGGGATTCAAGATCCGTCGCGCGCTTCTCAGCGGCGTCGGCGCGATCGGTGAGGCGTTGCGCCTCAGTCTTGTCGCGGTCCTCGAACGCTGCCAACTTCTCGGCTGCCGAGGCATTCGCCTTAGCCCGGGTCTCCTGCTCTCGCGCCTTCTGCTTCCAGAACTCGACCGTGTCGGTCGGTCTTGTGGGCTTGGGCGGTTCCTGCTCGCCAGTCGCTGTTTCAGCGGTTTGCGATTCAGGGGTTTGCTCGGTCATGGTGCTCTCCCGTTCCGGGTTTGTCGTCGCCGTTGCGGTGACGATGGTCTAGTTGAAGACGGGGGCAGCGGTGCAACCACATGCCCCGTGGGACTGAAAGTCAGCGCTGTCCTTGGTGAACACGGCGCCACGGTCAGCGATCATCACGCAGAACTCGCAAGCTCCTCGCGAGACGATCCGTTCCCAGCCTTCACATCGAGGGTCAGCAATGGACGTCGCGCGCACCGTCTCCCGGCCAGCGTCCAGGACCAGTCGCGACATCTCACCCGAGGCCAGCGTGAACGCGTCGGACATCGCCTCGTCGGCCAACTCCCCGCGGCTCGCAGCGTTCTTCGCAGCCACAACCGAGGACACCCGCAGCGACGTCGTGAACTGGTCCACAATCAGCGGCTCAGCGAACACAACCTTGAGCTCACCAGGGATACCGCTGGCCTTACGGAACGCCCGCAGATACTGCGCAGACAACCCCGCCGACGTCATCCTGTTCGCCTGCACCAGAGCGCCGACCTGTACAGCGAACGCCGGATAGGTCGCGTCAAGGCGAGCCCAGTCCAACGCCGGCCACAGTTTCGCCAACCGAGCCACCGTCGCCCGACGCAACAGCAGCTGCTGAGCACGATGCGTCTGCGTCAACAAAGCCACGCTCACAGCAGGGGCTCGACCTGTGCAGCCGCAAGGATCGCGTCCAAGTTGCTCGCCGCGCGACCCTCAAGACGCCACGCGTCATCCCGGTCACGCTCCGTCTGCGACATGCCCAAGAACTTCTCCTGCGCGGTCTGTGGAGTGATCACCGGACTCTCACCAGTGGTCAACTTCACCGCCGCGTCGGCGGACTGCGCGGCACTGCGGGTCTCCATGTCCATCCACTTGAGCTCGATGTTCGCGACATCCGCCCGGGGATCGTTCATCGAGCGAAGCGCGAACCGTGCCGCACCCTCAATGCCCGACTCATAACCCTTCACCCGACGCTGGCACTTCAACACCAACCCTGAGATCAGCAACGCCAACGCGTCCCCACCAAGGTTGCTGATGTTGCTCAGGAAGTACGTGATCGGCACTCGCGACAACCGCGACATGTGCGCCGCGATCTCCTGCGACAACGCGATGTAACCACTCAGGTCCGTTGCGCCAAAGTCACCGAACTTCGCGTCGGCACCTTCGGCGACAAACAGTTTCGCGACGTGCGCCTCATACGGGGCGACAGGTAGCCCCGTCACTGGGTCGCGCGGGACCTCAATGCCTGTGGCGTACTTCTGCCGAAACGCCCCATATTCCGAGACGACATCAGTATTGAAGATGCACTGGTTGAGCCGCCGCTGCGGAGTGACAAGGTTCGCGATCTCCGAACGAACCGAACCCAAGGGCCGGTTCTGCAACTCAAAGAACGGGACACCCATCGGGTTCGCGATAACAGCCTGAGACTTACCCATATCGCGGGCCATCCACCGCGAATCAGGCATGCCGTGTGTCCCCTGCCGTACCATCTTCACGATCACATCACCGATGTACAGCGTCCCGAACGTGTCACCAGTCCACTCATCCGTGAACACCTTCAACGCAGGACCACGGTCCCCGTCAGGGGTGGACGCAAGAACAACCTGCCGCGGGTCCTCATAGAACATCCGAGGACCAGCCGTGGTGGTCGGCGGAGCCACGGACACAAACGATCGTCCGTAGACCAGGGCCGCCGTAATGGCCTCCTGGCTGCCGGAGTCAAAGTCGCTGCGCTGCCACACGTCATCCCAAAACAGCTTGTCCGAATCAGGGTCGTCACCGATCCGCACACCCTCAACACTCATCCGCTCAGCGGTCGCCTCAACGGCCAGGCCGCACAAGTTCGTTGTCGCAAGCCCAGACATCAGCTTGAACTTCCGCGAGGTCTCAACAGAGTCCGGCCACTGGTGAACATCGTCAACGAGGTCCCGGTACAGGGCCATGTCGTGACAGCGATCGGCCAGCTCTTCATCGAGCCGGCGCAACCACCACTTCGGCGACCCCGGTGCGGCATCAGTTACCGGCATCAACACGGCACTCCTCCTTCCGGGTCAGAACGCATAGGATTTGGCTGGCTGCTTTGGTTTCGGCGCAGCGGCGGCCTGGGCGAACCCCCACAGCGCAAGGGACACCGAGACCAAAGGTGTGATGTCGTTCGTGACGTCCTTGCGGTTGAACGCCCATGCCTCACCGATAGCACGCTTGCGGGAAGATCCGACAGCACTGTTCAGCAGCGGCTGGTCGATGTGCCGCAACCGGTCGTTCGTCACCGCGTCCAGGAACCCGCCACACGCCTGCGCCATCTGCGTGCTGTTCGTCGCCAACACCTCGAAGCCCTGCTCAGCCAGTTGCAGGAGGATCGCCCCGGCCGGCCCGGCCTTGTCCACGACGATCGCGCACGGGTCGAACCGTTCACGCAACGTCGTCAACGCCGGGATGATCCAGTCAGTACCGCGCTGGTTCTTCACGACCTCAACATGGGCCAGGCCATCCGACCGACGACCCGCCAGGGAGACCGAGGCGGTGCGACCCATTGGTGCCACGTCCAAAGCGAACGCGACCGGGTCAACAACCTGCGAAGCCCCGTCAGTGCAAGCCGCCCACAGGTCGACGTCGATGACCGAAGCCGAACCTGACCCACCCCAGATCCCCAACGCCTCACGAGCAAAGTCGTCGTCACTGCTGAGCAACTTCCGCAGGCGCAATATCGCCTTAGCTGGTGTGCGTGCAGGGTAGGAGGGGTTGGCCTGCCGCCACGCCTTACGGTCATCCAGGTCTGAGTGATCCTCAGCTGAAAACTCGATGTAGACAACACCCTCAGAACGCCCAGACAACGCCTCATCCCGCAGGTTCTTGAACGTCTCGCCCGGGTCGTTCGGCTTTGGCGGTGTCCCCATCAGGATCATCTGCGGATTGATCGCCTGGTTCATAGTCGGCGCCAAGTCAGCCATCGCAGATTCACTGAGGATCTGGCCCTCATCCAGAATCAACCGGCGCACCTTCGAGAACCCGCGGATTGCGCCACGCTCACGCGCCGCAAACACGATCCGCGAACCATTACGGAAGGTGATCGACTCATTGCCTGCAGCGGTATAAACATCATCCGGGTCAACATGCGGGGCCATCGCCGGAGACAAAGCGACCATCTTCAACGCGTTGAACGTCTCCCGAGCCACCTTGAACCGGTGAGCCGTCCAAACCGTCGTCGTCCCCGGATTGATGATGGAGTCCGCGAACACCAACGCCCCGATCAGGTACGTCTTGCCAACCTGTCGAGGGATGGAAAGCACGATCGTGTCAGCCGCGTACATTCCCAGCGCATCCTTAGCGAGGATGCACCGAGCCGTACCGACCTGCCACGGGTCCAACCCGATGCCGACCTCAGCACATGTGGCCTTCGCCGCAGGTAAGCCCGAGGAAACGATCCCCTCGGGCAGAACTACATAGCGAGCCTCATCCAGCCCAGGACTCGTCTGCCGTTGAGGCTGCATCACCAACCGCGTCTCCCTTATCTGCTGCGTGAATCGACTCGATCTCCCTAGTGATTTCCAGGAGTCGGCGAGTCAACGAAGCAAGGTCACGGGCTGGGATGCCTTGGTCAATGTCCGCGGCAATCCTGTCTCGCATGGCGACGAGAAGGAGCAGGAGAGACCCAGAGGCTGCCGCTTTCCTGATGCTCGGCGGCCTGATGCTGCGCGGCGTGGCCATCTGGACCTCCTGGCGGAAAAATTGTTGTGAATATTTAGGGGCCAATGCCGAGAATGGACCGCGCCGATGGTTCAAGGGGACATGGCCCACCCTCATGATCCAAGAAGTCTCAGTTGCTCAGGTTGTCCGAGGTAGAGCCCGTGACTCTTGATGGCGTTGCACATGAAGCAGGCGAGTTGCACGTTGGCTGGTTCGTGTGTTCCGCCGAGTGATATCGGCAGGATGTGGTCAAGTGTTGGAGCCTTGGGGTGTGGCACGACAGCCTTGCGGTTGACCTTCTTGCAGCAGAGTTGGCACCGCCACTGGTCACGCTCGTAGATGCGTGCGCGATAGACGTTCTCCACGAACGCGTTGCGCTTGACTGCGTCGCGCCTCTCTCGTCCGTCCGACTTGGCACAACGAACCGAACAGTAACGGTTGGTCAGTTGGTCTCGAATCACGAATGTCGTGTCGCATCGTTGGCACCATCCCATGACCCAGGTTCTAGCTTTGTGTGGGCGCATCGCCTTCGGTAGCGGGCAGAACTGCGGGACTGGTCCGACAAGTTCCTTGCTCTTGGGTTCGTAACGACATGCGCGTCCGCAGTACACCTGAGGTGCCCACGTTGGCAGGAACGCAGTTGAGCAACGTAAGCAGTTCCGTGACTGCCACTTGCAACCTCTAACGCGACAGTCAGCACACCATCGAGGAACCTGACCGCGAACCCTGACTCGTGAGCATTCAACGCCGCAGGCTTCGCAGGTCCACGTCTGTATCTGACTGGGCTTCGGTTTAGGCGGGTTCGCTGCACGGCGGCATGGTCTGCATCGCGCTTGCCCTGCCGGGAGTGAGGACCGCCACATCATCTGGCCGCAGTCAGCGCATGGGAGGTCTGGGTGTCGTGGCATCTACATCTCCAAGGGATGCGGAAGGCCCCGACACCTTGGATGTCAGGGCCTTCCTGTCCGCGAGGATCAGTCGCGGATGAATGTGAGTCTTACAGCCAACGTCTTGAAGTCGGGACTTGCTTTGTTCCGATGACCGGCCCATCGGACTTGGCACGGTTGCAGGCGCGGTGCGACGGTGCCCAGTTGTTCGGGTCCATGTCGAGTTCGGGGTGTGTGATCCGCGGCAGTTTGTGGTCAAGCTCGAAGCTGCCGGGGTCGGGTGTCTTGAGGGTGTAGTCGATGGGCTTGCCGCAGAGCCAGCACGGTGAGCCTTGCCTGCGTAGCCGTGTCCTCGCCTTGTCTCGTGCATGACCTGACGTCAGCCATGTGGCCATGCTCAGACCCTGGCTCTGCCACCGAACACGGCGAGCAGGACACCGACCACGATGATGATGATGGCCGCGGGCAGGGTGATGGCGAACAGGTTGAGTAGGCCGAGGACTCCGACGCAGATCAAGACGATTCCGATGATGGTCAGCATGTCGGCTCCTTTGTGCAGATCCGGTCTTCGATCTCACGTATGCGGGCGAGGCCGACCTTGATGAGGACGTCCAGTTCCTGGCCTCTGTCTTGGTCCCCGCATCGCGAGCAGCCGCATACGGCTTGGCGGGCGGCGCGGTTCATTGCGAGCAGGTCGAGCTGGTGGCGTCGAGCGGCGCATAGGGCGGGGCGGCGGTCGAGGGTTGTGGTCACCGGACCTCCTGTTGCTGTTTGCGATTCCCGTTGCGTCCCTTGGCTGCTCTTCGGACGCTGTCCTCCAGCTTTTCGGGCTGCCAGGGCTCATGCGTCTTGGGCGCTCGCTTGTGGACCTTGCGCT